ATTAGATCTATGAGAAGACTTCTTCTTGATGAGCCAATTAGTGTTCAATCTACTGCTATTACAAGATCGTATGTCTCTCTTAGGGTGATGTAGTGGCTGATAGGATTAATGGGTTTAAAGTTAACTGCGTTGGTGGCTTAGATACCAACAGGGACATGCTGGCGCAGCCAGAAGCTTCTCCCGGCAGTGCTACACAACTAATTAATTATGAACCATCTACAACTGGTGGATATAGACGTATTAGTGGATATGCCAATAGCTACGGCACTGTAACAGGAACTGGTAAAGTATTGGGTGTTGCAGTTGTTGAAGGATTAAATGATGCAGTATTTGCTTGCCGCGCTCCTTCAGCAGGTACAAATTATTTTTATAAATGGGTAAACTCTAGTAGTACATGGTCTGCAATTACTACTCCCGGTACAGTGACAATGACGGGTGTAAAGAAAGTGAGGTTTATTAAGTATAATTTTGTAGGTGCAAGAGTATTACTGGTAGACGGTATTAATCCTGCTGCTGTTTATGACGGTACAACGTACACACAAATTACACATGCTAACGCACCAAATTCTCCTAAATATGGGGCAGCATTTAAAAACCACATGTTCTTAGGTGGTGATCCTACAGATCCTCAAAATCTTTATTTTTCTGCTCCTTTAGCTGAAACAGACTTTAGCCCAGCAAATGGTGCTGGTGTTATTAATGTTGGTTTTGATATTGTACAGCTTAAACAATTTAGAGATGATTTATTTGTCTTTGGTAAAAACGCAATTAAAAGAGTAACAGGTACAAGCACTACTGATTTTGCTCTTGTTGAAGTTACGTCTAATTTAGGTTGTGTAGTTCCAGATAGTGTTATTGAACTTTCTGGTAATCTTATATTTTTAGGACCAGACGGTTTTAGACCAGTTGGTGCTACGGCAAATACTACAGTTGGTGATTCTGAAATTGAAACAATTTCAAGAAGAATTCAATTTACTGTAGCTGCAATTTTACAAGAACTTGTAGCAGGTTCAATTGATGTTGAAACTCTTTCTTCTGTTGTAATTAGAAAAAAGTCACAATTTAGATTTTTTATTCCAGATGAAGGTACATTTGGAGTATTAGGTGGTTTAAGACAAACAAATCAAGGAATTGGCTTTGAATATAGCTTACTTTTTGGTATACCAGCAACTTGTTCAGATAGTGGGTATGTTGGTGTAAATGAACTTGTAATACATGGGGACACTACTGGTAAAGTATATTTACAAGAAAGCGGGACTAGTTTTAATGGAGATGTTATATTAAGTGTATACCAAACTCCATATTATTATTTTGAAGACCCAACAATAAGAAAGAATTTTTATAATATCTCCACTTTCTTAAGAAGTGAAGGATCTACAAATATTGTATTTTCTGTTTCTTATGATTTTGATGCAGTAGATCGTTACGACGTTTGGAATCCTACTAACTTTACAATTACTACTAGCGGAGCAGCAGCATACTACAACGAAGCAGTTTATAATGCAGCAGCAATTTTTGACGGTAATCCATCACCAGTTAGAAAAACAAATATGAATGGTAGTGGATTTTCAATAGCAGTTAAATATGTTACAAATGACACAAATGCAAGCCACACTATTCAAGGATTTGTCTTGAATTATTCAATGAACGATAGGCGATAAGGAGAGTATTTTGGCTGGATATGTTAGACAATCATCAGCAGATATAGTACCTACGGCTATCATTCGTGCTGCCCCTGTTAACAATGAGTATAATGCTCTTAGAGATGCATTTGCTCAAGCAAGTGGGCATAGGCATGATGGCACTGCTGCTGAAGGGGCTTATGTTCCTTTAATTTCAGATACTAATGCTTATAATAAAGTTGTAGTAGATAGTACTAATAATAGGCTTAGATTCTTTGTTAATGTTTCTAGCGCAGCTTCTGAGCAAGTTAGAATTTCTAACACTATATTTAATCCAGTTACTACTAATGTATTTAGTTTAGGTACAAATTCCCTAAGATTTAAAGACCTTTTCCTTTCCGGAACAGGAACAATCCCAACTCTTATTTCATCGTCAGTCACTATTACTGGCGGTACTATTAACAATACAGTTATTGGAAACGTTACTCCATTAACTATTACCGGCACTACAATTACAGCCACTACTGGTTTTGTAGGTGATTTAACTGGTAATGTCACTGGAAATCTTACTGGTAATGTCACCGGCAATGTAACTGGCAATGTTACTGGTAATTTGACAGGAAACGTAACAGCCAGTAGCGGTACTTCTTCTTTTAACAATGTGACCATTAATGGAACATTGGATATGGTTAGTGGTACAGGCAATACTATTACAGGGCTTACCTCTCCTACCAATTCATCAGACGCAGCTACTAAAGGATATGTTGATACTTCTATTAGCAATCTTGTTGCTTCTGCTCCCGGTGCATTAGACACTCTCAATGAACTTGCTGCTGCTTTGGGCAATGATGCAAGTTTTTCTACAACAGTTACCAACTCCATTGCAACTAAACTAGCACTTGCTGGTGGCACTATGACTGGTGCAATTGCAATGGGTACTAATAAAATTACTGGTTTAGGTACTCCTACAGCAGGAACAGATGCCACCACAAAGACATATGTAGACACTGCTGATGCATTAAAACTTAATCTTTCTGGTGGAACCATGTCCGGTTCTATTGCAATGGGTACTAATAAAATTACCGGAATGGGTGACCCAACAAACGCTCAAGATGCAACAACAAAAACCTATGTCGATGGTATTTTGGGAAGTGCTACTGCGGCTGCTACTTCCGCAGCGGCTGCTGCAACTTCTGCCAACAACGCAGCTACGTCAGCTTTTAATGCGTCTACATCGGAAACCAATGCATCAGCAAGTGCTTCTGCTGCTGCTGCTTCTTATGATAGCTTTGATGATCGCTATTTGGGAGCTAAATCATCTGCTCCAACGCTGGATAATGATGGTAATGCACTTCTTACAGGTGCTTTGTATTTTAATACAACATCTAGTCAGATGTTTGTTTATACGGGATCAGCATGGTTAGCTGCTTATCTTCCAGCAGCCGGTTATTTGGCATTATCTGGTGGTACACTTACTGGGCCACTTAATATTAGTGTCCTGACCGCAAGTAAAGTAGTATTTACTGATGCTTCTAAAGACCTTGTTTCTATTGGAACAGTTGGTGTAGATCAAGGTGGTACAGGAATTACTTCCTTCATTTCTGGAGGTGCTCTTTATGCAACGTCTACAAGCGCACTAACAACCGGCACACTGCCAATTGCTTCTGGCGGGACAAACTCTATAGCAACCCCAACAGCAGGTGGAATAACATACGGTAGTGGCACTGCTTTTGCCTTCACTGCTGCTGGCACTGCTGGTCAAACTATTATTTCTAATGCAGCTAGTGCTCCAACATGGGGTACATTAGGTGTTAATGGTGGTGGTACTGGAGCGGGTTCCTTCACTGCAAATAATGTGTTGTTAGGAAATGGCACTTCAGCTTTTCAGGTTGTAGCTCCCGGTACTGCGGGTAATGTGCTAACATCTAATGGCACTACTTGGCAAAGCACCGCTCTTCCGGGCTTTCCCGATTTTATTCTTATAACTCAAGGAGTCAGTTAATGGCTATCACTGCCCAATATACAAAAAACGCCCGACAAGCGTCGGTAACTATTTCCACAGCAAATACAAATCGCGATGGAACTGGCACAATGTCCATTTTGTGGACCGCACCTACATTTACGTCTGATAATGTTCCGGGTGGTTCTCGTATTGAACGGATTACAATTGTTGGTACTGGTACGGTGACCGCTGGTATGGTTCGTATTTTTGTGAGTTCAGATGCCGCCGCTAACTCTGGATCAAACACTTTTTTGTATCAAGAAGTTCTAGTGACGGCAACAACTCCGTCAACAACCACGCAAGCGTTTGAAGAAGTATTACAAGCTGTAACGTACTCGACGCTTTATCCAATTATTATTGGACCCGGATGTACTTTGCGTGTATCGACAGCAAACGCTGAATCTTTTGTTGTAACTGCAATGGGGGGAGATTTCTAATATGGCTAACGGATCATTCGGCTTAAGTGGGTTTCCTGCCGCCACTACTACTTCTACTTCTACTGCTTTTACGTCCGGCAATGTTGCTACTAATCCTACAACGCCAGTAACTACAACTGTTCAGTCAGCGGACGGGTTTGCTACTGGCGAATTGATTTACCAGCGCCGTAATTCGTTCGGCACTATTCCAGACAACGTAGTTGCGACTTCTGTTTTCACTGCGTCTCAAGCCGTGCCGGTAATTGGGTACGCAACTTCAGAACAGGTAGAAAGCTCAAGTGCTACTAATTTGGGTGTAAATGGAAATAACAAAAAAGCGCAGTACGCTGCCAAATTAACTAGCGGCAATATCGTTGTTGTGTTTAATGCCGCTCAAACATCAACTGCAACTGGGTGGGTTCAAACGCAAAACCGCGCCTGTTTCAAAATACTTACCGAAAACGGCGCTACCGTAGTAGACACAACCTGTATTGATACGACCAACGCTGTTGGCAATGGAGTTGTTGGGGTGGTTGCGCTTTCTACTGGAGGCTTTGTAGTAGCCTTCAAGAACAGCACAAGCGGATTTATTCGTTATGGTGTGTATACAAACACCGGATCAGTCACAACCGCTCTTCAAGATGATTCAGGAAGCGGCGCTCTAGACGTTACCAATTATTATTTGATGCTCGGTGCTAGGTCTGACGGCAATTGGGTTTTGGCCGTTTGTAGCACTGGCGGCGCAATTACGGCGAAAGTTTACAGCAACACGGGAGCCCAAGTGTATGCGTGGACATCCACCTTAAGCACTGCGGCTTCTGGCACAAAGCAATCTATGATTGTCCGCAGCGACAACACTGTGGTGATTTTTTCTATACAGAGCGGCACTTTAACTAACGCACAGTATGTGGTTCTTTCCACGACGAACACAACAACAGTATCAAATACTACATTTGCGGCGGGTTTTAGTGTCAGTACAGTTTACACAAGCGCCGCTTTATTATCTTCTGGTTCAATAATTTTTACTGGCTTTGACAATAGCTCGACCATTTATTATCGTACGTTAACTTCTGGAAATGTACTTTCAAGCAGCGCAACTTTGATCGATAGTTTTTCGTCACTTGGAGAATATTCCACAATTGGCACATCTTCGGGCGGTTTTTTCTTGGTTGGGCAGTCTTCGAGTAACGGTAGTTATCCAATATACATAGCTTATGATTCGTCTTTTGTTGCGTCTTATGCGCAGCGAAATCTTACTTATCTTGGATATAATACAGTTGCCGGGCCATTAGTAATTGACACCGGAACTTACTATGGTGTTTTTGCTCTTTCTGCTCGTAACACGACTAGTGGTGATTATTTTACTCTTTCAAGATTTAATAAAACAACCCTATTGCCGGTAAATTACACAGATTCAACTTTAACTTCTGGGACAACTTCGGCTTACGCGGTAAGCGGGTATTCTCGTTCCGGATCGACGCCTTCTGGCGCAGCATTTGTGGCTTCTGTTTCAGCAACAGCTACTGCCACAGTGGCGCAGACTTCAGGAAGCGCAGCAAGTTTTGTTGCTGGCCCAACGCAAATAGCGTCGTCAGGAACTTTCTATGACATGGATTCAACGACGTTTGCAGATGGTCGCTTTGGTTTTGTCACTAGAACAAGCACAGGCGTGGTAACTGCTTACATTTATACAGTTGATGGTTCATTAATAACCGCTTTCGCTGTTACAACTGGAGCAGCCACAGGTTCTACTGTTTGGTATACAAAAATGGTAGAACTTGCTGACGGCAAGTTAGTTATTACTTATCCAACAACAGGTAATGTGGTAAATATTGCGGTTTATTCAACCGCTTATGCGCTTTTGGGAAGCACATCTTTTACTCCGGGATCAAGTGGCACTCAATACAACATTGGACTTGCAGCAATTTCTGGAAATCGCATATTGGTAGCTTATAGCAATTCAAGCACCTATTGCTGTTTTCGGGTCTTTAGCAATGCTCCAGCGCAACTTACTGCAGAGAATATAGTTCTTTCAACTGCTAGTAGCGGATTTATTCGTTGCGCTCCGCAGGGCAATGGTTTTGTTATTGGTTTTGGGATATCCGCAACCAGCACCAAGTATTACTCTTACTACGAAAGCGCGACCAATACTTGGACATCACTATCTGCTTACACATATAACGGGACAACGCCGGGGCATACGTTAAACCCAAAAATGAATTCTCATCCGGCATTGCTGTTTGACACAACTGCAGACAATACTGCTGGATCAACTACAGTCATGTTGTGCGCAACGTCTTCAACTAATTTTACAAACCAATTTACTGTAACCGGAACCGCCGGAAGCGCTGGTATATTTGCTAACACCAGTTGCGTTACCTCTTTAGGGGCAATTGTTCTTGTACAATACAATTCTACTTCAGTAGTTAGTTTGAATGCTTACTCAGGCCCCAATGCCACTTCTGCGGGTAGCGCGGTTTCCTTAAGCATTGCGGTTGCATCCCCGTATTTATATCGTTTAACTCCTAACAAAGGCAATAGGGTTGTATTTTCCTATTTAACCACTGGTGGTTTGCCTTATTTTGTAATTTTTGATGCTCAATCAACCCCTCTTGCAATTCCTATAACTTCAGGGGTAACGCCTTCAGCCCCAGCGTTAGCATTGAACCAAGCCACTGGCTACACATTGCTTGGGGTTTCAACAACGGCGGCCCCGGCGGGTGGAACTGGGACTGTTCAAATTAATGGGCCAGCTACATTGAATTCAAATTATTCAACCACCCAATCGGCGACGTTTGATTTTCAAAATCCGGTGACATACGGTGTTAAAGGCGTTGTTAATGGACGTAATGTTAATTTACAAGGAAATGTGTAATGGCAATTTCTACAATTGGTCAAGTTTTTAACCCCATAACTGGGATTTTTGGGTCTGGACAGGTTCAAATTTTTAGTTCGTCCGGAACATGGACAGTGCCGCAAGGGGTTAACAAAGTTCGTGTCCGCCTGTTTGGCGCTGGCGGTGGTTCTTGGACAAGTACATCTCAAACGTCATCATCAGGGGGTGGGTTTGCCTTTAAAACGATTTATGACCTGTCTGGGGTGACTTCGGTCGCAGTGACCGTGGGCGAGCGCGGGACAAGCGGGAGTCCCGGAACGGTTGGTGGTACGTCATCATTTGGGTCTTACTGTTCAGCGACTGGCGGTCAAACGGGGGCTGCATCATCGGTAATTGCTGGTGGCACGGGAACTGGTGGGGACATCAATACCTCTGGCGGGTCTGGGGTTGTAAGCGCCAATGCCGGTGGCGGCGGGGTGGGTAACCTGTTTGGTAACGGGGGCGCTGGAGCAACCGGCACTGGCGGCAACGGCGCGTCTGGGGGTGGTGGTTATACGTCATCTGCTACTAGTAGTAGCGCCGGTGGTAATGGGTTTCTTGGTCGCGGCGCGTCCCCAGCTTATTTAGCCACTCAGGGCGGGTGGTCTCCCTCCATGCCTACGACAGGGCAAGAAGGCGGGTTCTCGATTGATTTTATTGGGACAGGGGGTGGGGGTGCATACATAAATCCAATAGGTATAGGTATCGGGGGTATTAACGGCGGCGGCGGTGGATACGTAGGAAGCGGTGGTTTTCCCGGAGGCGGAGGTGGTTATAACGGCGGCGTAAGCGCCAATGGTCTGGTAATTGTGGAGTGGTAATTATGAAATACGCACGTAT